TGTTGGATTAAAGTCTGTAATATTTGGACTTCCCCTTGAAAAAGATCCAACAAATGGTGTAGGGGGTCCTTGTACACTGTTTTATCATGAGGAGGCAGGTATTGCCCCAAAGATGAATGAAACAGTTGAGTACTTGTTACCTGCCATGAAATCTGGTATGACGTATACAGGTATGTTTGTAGCTGCAGGATCTGTGGGAGATTTGGAACAATGTGAGCCATTGAAAGAAATGATCATGAATCCTATCTCTAAAGACGTACTAGCAGTAGAAACAAATCTTGTCAATGCTGAAGGTCAGATTGCAGAGTGTGGTTTATTTATTCCTGAGCAGTGGTCAATGCTACCATGCATTGATGAATTTGGTAACTCACTGGTAGAGAAGGCATTAGAAATGATTGTTGAAGAAAGGTTAGAATGGAAGAAAAACCTTAAACCTGAAGATTACCAATTACGTATTTCTCAGAAACCAGTTAACATTGAGGAAGCTTTTGCTTATAGAAAAGTATCAAAATTCCCACTACATCTTTTAACTAAACAGATTAGAAGAATAGAAGATCAAGAATATTTCAGAGAATTTGTAGAGTTATCTAGAGATGAACATGGCAAAATTGTTTCTAAAGAATCGCGCAAACTTCCTATATCAGAATTTCCTATATCACCTAAAACAGTTGATAAAGAAGGAGTTATAGTAGTCTATGAAAAACCAGCAAAGGATCCACAGTTTGGAGCATATTATGCTTCTATTGACCCTGTGTCTGAAGGAAAAACTACAACGTCAGATTCATTGTGTTCTATCTTTGTTTATAAAACAGCACAAGAAGTTACAAAGCATAAGGCTGACGGTACAATAGAACAGCACATTGAAAGGGATAAGATAGTTGCAGCATGGTGTGGACGTTTTGATGACTTGAACAAGACGCATGAACGTCTTGAAATGATTATAGAATGGTACAATGCTTGGACAATTGTAGAGAATAACATAAGTTTGTTTATTCAATATATGATATCCAGAAGAAAGCAAAGATATCTGGTTCCAAAAAGCCAGATCTTGTTTCTCAAAGAATTGTCTAGTAATACAAATGTCTTTCAAGAATATGGTTGGAGAAACGTTGGGACACTTTTTAAAACCAATCTTATATCATACGCTATACAGTTTTTAGAGGAAGAATTAGACCAAGAAACAATGGCAGATGGAACCATTGTAAAACAAACATATGGTATAGAAAGAATACCTGATATCATGCTGTTAAAAGAAATGGCAGCATACAGAGAAGGACTGAACGTGGATAGACTTGTAGCATTCTGTGCTTTAGTTGCATTTGCCAAAGTTCAAGAATCAAATAGAGGATACTCAAAACGTGTTGAAAGAGATGACGCTAATTTGGATAAATCAAATAAAAATGCTAAATTAAGAGTGAGCCCTTTTCGCCATATGGGGAATGAGAACTCATCATCTACAGCGTTGAGAAAGCCTAGAAATCCTTTCAAAAACATTAGATAAACAAAAGTAAATACATAAGGTTATGCCAACAGTAGTTAACGCAATGCAGCTTAAGAATGGAGCTAAGGTAGAGAACAATAAAATGGGTACTCTAACTCAGCCTATTCAATTTCTGCGTAGAAAAGAAAAAGATGAATCTTGGGGAGCATGGAACCTGGACTGGTTTGAAATGCAAGGTCTCAAGCAAATACGCAGAAATGCAAGAAGGTTGTTAAAAAACTACAAGCTTGCAAATGGTATTATTGATAAAACAGACTACATTGTTGAAGAAGACAATGAAGTTGCAGAGCTTATTGATGTTCTGACAAAAGAAGATCAGAGTGCTTTTGAATTAAAGTTCTTTCCTATTGTTCCAAACGTTATCAATGTTTTGACAGGAGAGTTTGCAAAAAGAAATGACAAAATCACATATCGCGCAGTTGATGATCTATCATACAATGAAATGATTGAGGCTAAACGTGCTATGGTAGAAGAAGTACTTGTTTCAAGAGCTGAGCAGAAAATGCAAGAGACCATAGAAAAGATGGGTCTAAATCTTGAAGATGAAAAACAAGCAGCTCAAGCACAACAAATGATGGCTCCTGAAACTCTTAAATCTTTACCTGAGATTGAAGGATTCTTTAAAAAGGATTATAGATCTCTTGTAGAAGAATGGGCAAGCCATCAACATAATGTAGATGAAGAAAGATTCTCTATGAAAGAATTAGAGAATATGGCATTCAGAGATATGCTTATTACAGATAGAGAATTCTGGCACTTTAAAATGGGAGAAGATGACTATGAGATTGAATTATGGAATCCTTTATTGACATTCTATCACAAATCTCCAGAGGCAAGATATATCTCACAATCTAACTGGGTTGGTAGAATAGACTTGCTTACTCTTGCAGATGTAATTGATAAGTATGGTTACATGATGGATGAAGATCAGATTCATAGTCTTGAGGCAATCTATCCTGTAAAATCTGCTGGGTATAATATCCAAGGCGTACAGAATGATGGTTCATTCTATGATGCTACAAGATCACATGACTGGAATACAAATGGCCCTTCTTTAGGAATGCGTCAGTTTTTAAGTGCAAGTGAAATGCACATGAATACTGGTGATGATATTATCTTCCAAATTCTAAATGAATCAGAAGACTTGCAGGAGTTTAAAGATATGGGCATGTTGCGCGTTACTACAGTATATTGGAAGTCACAACGTATGATTGGACACTTATCAAGAATAGATGAGAAAGGTATGCTTGTAGATATGATTGTAGATGAAAGTTATAAAGTTACAGATAAACCTGTTTATGACACTACAGTTGTAAAAAATAAAAATAGAGAAACATTAGTTTATGGAGAACACATTGATTGGATATGGATTAATGAAACTTGGGGTGGTGTCAAGATTGGTCCTAATAGACCAGCTTATTATGGCAATCATGATATTTTTGGATTTGCTCCAATGTATCTTGATGTAAAACCTATACGTTTCCAATTTAAAGGAGATTTTACACTATATGGCTGTAAACTTCCAGTTGAAGGAGCTGTATTCTCTGATAGAAATACAAAATCAATGTCTCTTGTAGACAAGATGAAACCTTATCAAGTAGGTTATAACTTGGTAAATAACCAGATAGCTGACATTCTTGTAGATGAATTAGGAACAGTTATTATGTTAGATCAGAATGCATTACCACGTCACTCAATGGGTGAAGACTGGGGACATAACAATTTCTCTAAGGCGTACGTGGCAATGAAGAATTTCCAAATGTTACCTTTAGATACTTCTATAACAAATACAGAAAACGCAACAAACTTTAATCATTATCAAGTATTAAACCTTGAGCAGACTAATCGTTTGATGTCACGTATTCAGTTATCTAACTATTTTAAGAATCAGTGCTTTGAAGCAATTGGTCTATCACCTCAGCGTATGGGTGCTGTTAATGCCCAAGAAACTGCACAAGGTATAGAGCAAGCAATAAACATGAGTTACTCTCAAACTGAGCCTTATTTTACACAACACTCTGAGTACCTAATGCCACGTGTACATCAAATGCGTACAGACTTATCACAGTACTATCATTCAAATAAACCAAGTTTGAGACTACAATACTTGACTACTATGGATGAAAAGGTTAACTTTGAAATTAATGGTACTGAATTATTGGCTAGAGACTTGAACATTTTTATTTCAACAAAGGTTAATCAAAGACAGGTTATTGAGCAAATACGTTCACTTGCAATTTCAAATAATACATCAGGTGCTTCTATTTATGATTTAGGTAACATTATTAAAGCTGACTCTATGGCTGAGATTACACATGTTATGAAGTCTATTGAAGAGAAAACATCTGCATCTAAACAACAAGAAATGCAAGCAATGCAAGAAACTGAGAAGATGAAACAAGAAGGTGAAACTAAACGTCTTGAGGCTCAACTTAAGTTTAATGCAGAACAGAAAGCTCTAGACAGAGAGTCTGATGTTAAGGTTGCTGAAATTCGCTCTGCAGGTTATACTGCAATGCAAGATAGAGATGCAAATGCTCAGAATGATTATATTGATACTCTTGAGTATCTTGATAAGAAGAACGCAAAACAAGCAGATCAGTCTTTATCAAGAGAAAGAGAAATAAATAAACAAACATCTGAGCAAGCAAAACTTGAGTTAAAACGTCAGGAATTACTTTCAAAAGAAAGAATTGCTCAAAAAGAATTACAAGTAGCACAAACAAATAAAAATAAATATGATAAAAAATAACTGTCATAGCTATATAATACAAAAAATGTGCAACCAATACACTTTGAGGGTGTAAATCTTCAAAGTTTATTTGTAGATTATATATGAAGAAGAACAAGAAATAATACCAACTAAACAGAAAAAAAAGTATGAGTACAACAGACAACAACCAACAAACATCTGTTAGTAATGTAACAATTGAAAGTATTGACGACTTTCTACCAATGCCAGGAGCTGAAAGCATTGTTACATCTGATGAAGATCAAGGTGAAGAGAAACCTACAATATTCTCAACAGGAAAACCTGTAGATATGTCATTCTTAGAGGATGATGCTGCAGATGATCCAAATAAAAAGAAAGTAGTAACGTCTACTGAAACTAATGAAGCAATTGCTGAGTTAGATGCTGACTTGGAAGATACTGAAGGTCTAGAAGACGCTGATAAAAAACAAGGACGCAAAAAGATTGACAAAAGTGGAATGGTAGAAACATTCTCAAAATTAATTGAGGAAGGTCTATTAGTTCCTTTTGAAGATGAAAAACCAATGGAGGAATACTCTATCAAGGATTGGAAAGATTTAATTCAAGCCAACTTTGATGAGAAGGAAAAAGCTTTAAGAGAGCAAACTCCAAAAGAGTTCTTTGAATCACTTCCATCAGAACTACAATATGCAGCAGAATATGTTGCAAAAGGTGGCACTGACATAAAAGGATTATTTCGTGCACTATCTCAAACTGAAGAGATAAAGTCATTGGATCCAACAAATGCTGAGCATCAGGAAATGATTGCTCGTCAATACCTACAAGCTACAAACTTTGGTAATGGAGACAATGAACTTTTAGAAGATCAGTTACAAGAATGGGTTGAATCTGGTACAATTGCAAAAAAAGCACAACAGTTCAAACCAAAATTGGATCAGATGCAAGAAGAAGTAGTTCAATCAAAAATTGCACAGCAGGAACAATTCCGCGCTGATCAGCAAAAGAAAAAAGAAGAGTATATGGATAACATATACAACACTTTGAAACCTGCTGAACTAAATGGTGTAAAGATTGATGGTAAACGTCAGAAGTTCTTATGGGATGAATTGACAACTGTTAAGTATGAAAGTATGACAGGACGTCCTACAAACTTGCTTGGTAAACTTTTAGAAGACCATCAGTTTGGAAAAGCTCCACGTTATGACTTGATTGCTGAAACATTATGGTTGCTATCTGATCCTGAAGATTATAAGGAGAACATCAGAAAGCAAGCAAAAAATGAGGTAACACAGGATACAGTTAGAAAACTCAAAACAGAAGAAGCACGTAAGATTGCGTCAACTGTAAAAGATGAGGAAGATGACAAACCTGCAACTAGAAAAATACCTCGCCAAGCTGCTAATATTTTTAAAAGACAATAACAATAATTTATAACTTTAAACTTTAATTTAAAACACAATGAGTACACCCGTATTAAACAATGGACTGTTCTTACGCGACACTAACTACAAAGTTGGTTCTCACGTAGATTCTTACCATTTGGTGAACATGCTTAAGAGTACTGACCCTATGGATTTAGGACCAGTTGACTTATGGGCACAGACCCAAAAGGTAGAAATGCCTCTTTATCAGATGGCTTCTTTTGGTGGTAAAAACACTATTCTTGTAGACAACCCTCGTGGTGAGTACAAATGGCAAACTCCTATCGTACAGGATCTTCCTTACGTTGTAGAAGATGTTGAGCCAGGCGTAGCTGTTCTAGGTCAAGATGGTACTACCTTCAAAATCAAAATTAACAAGCGTGTATTTGGACATGGTGATATCATCACTTATGACAAATATAAAGGAGCTGAACTTTACATCACTGCAGAAGATATTCTTCCTTCAGGTGATGGTTTTGTGTACACTGTTCAATTAGTGAACAATGACAACACTAAGGCTCTTGACAAAAAATACTTGAAACCAGGTACTAAATTCTTCAGAAAAGGTTCTGCTCGTGGTGAGTATGGTGAGCGTTTCTCTGACATTGGAGAATTGAGCGCAGGTTTCCGTGAGTACTACAACTATGTTGGTGGTGCTGAAGCTCACGTACACTATTCAGTTTCTTCTCGCGCAGAAATGATGATGAAAGGTGGAATGAATGCAGATGGTACAGTTCCTGTAACTGAGATCTGGAAATCATTTGACGCTAACATCGCAAAAGATCCTTCTTTGACTAACATTGATGCAATGGTAGCTAAAATGGGTAAAGACTACATCAAGAAAGCTTATGACAATGGTACATTGACTCGTTCATTTGTAACTAAAATGGAATCTGCACACTTGAGCAAAATTGCTAATGACATTGAGACCTACTTAATGTGGGGACAAGGTGGACGTATTAAGCAAGATGGTCCAGATGATATCAGATTGTCTACTGGTCTTTGGGCACAGTTGGATAACTCTTTCAAACGTATCTACAACAAAGGTTCATTCAACTTAGAGTTGTTCCGTTCTGAGATCTTCAACTTCTACAATGGTAAAGTTGACTTCAAAGGACCAGATCCAAATCGTCAAATCATTGTTCAAACTGGTATGGCTGGTATGAAGATGGTGAATGAGGCAATCAAGAAAGAAGCATTCAGCACTGCTGGATCTGGTACTTCTTTATTTGCTGACATGAGCAAGTCTGGTTTAGGTGCTATCTCTGGTAACAACGCAATGGATTTGAATTTTGGATTTGCTTTCACTAGCTACACTATTCCTTTCTTAGCTAACGTTAAGTTTGTGTTGAACCCAGCATTTGATAACGTACACACTAATGACATTGAAAACCCAATCATTGATGGTTTCCCATTGTCTTCTTATAACTTCATCGTGTTTGACATCACTGACAACACCAATGACAACATTTACTTGTTGAAATTGAAGTGGGATAGTGAAATGAAATGGTTCTACCAAAATGGAACTATGGATTACATGGGAAGAACTCAAGGTTTTGCATCTTCAGGTAATTTCAATGGTTATAGAGTATTTATGACTCAGACTATGCCTTCTATCTGGGTTAAAGACCCTACTAAAGTTCTCAAAATTGTTATGAGAAATCCTATCACTGGAGGATCATTCTAAGGATCCTTGAAGGCACTAAGCAAACCTGGGGGAACGCAAACCCCCAGGTCCCTGCTTTTAAAGCAAGACTCCACCTCCTCACGTCAGGGTTAAACTTGACAAATACTTGCCTGGGTTAATTCCCAGGTTCTCCTGAGAAGCAACTACCTTGACGTGGTTCAGGAGCTTTAAACTAGAAGTTGCTAAAAACAGAAAGAAAAAGAAGAAAATAATTAACCAACAAAAACAAATTATGGAAGTAACAATGATTGAAAAACATCAGACCTTTAAAAGGTCAAGTACTCTAGCAGTACGTCCGTTCATTGACACAATGAATTCTAACATGGGTCTTGAAAAGTATGAAATGGTACTTTTTGAAGGAGTGTTCCATGAGGAACAGTTAGCATGTTTAGAAAACAATGGTATCAAAAGATACGTAACAGGACTGAATGAATTTGCTCCTGAGATCAAACAATTAGATGAAGATGAAAGAGAAGCAGCAATTAAGCAGATTCGCATGACTGTTGCTCAACTTGAAAAAGAACTTGCATCTAATGTGTTAGATCCAACTGATGAACATTTCTGGAACAAAGTAAAATTACTTAGACCAGACAATGATGAGTTTTGGAGTAAAATCATTATGAGATTTGGTAATGAACCAATCTATTTAGATCCTGCAAATGATCCTTATGACTTGATTAAGCTAAAAGCTATTGAAGCTGGTGGTTTTTCTGCTGTCGTAAAGAATCTTGAAGTAGCAAGAACATCTCCTGTACCTCCTAAGTTTTACTTGGATAAGTATGAAGAAACTGCTTCTGTAAGAACTGAAGTTAAAAAATTACGTAATAAGGCATTGTCTGAATTACAAAAGTTATTTGATAAGAACACAAACAAGTTGTTCTATGTATGTAAAGTAGTAGATGGTAACTCAACGCAGTACAAAAAGTCTACACCACTTGACATACTTTATGACAACATGGATAAATACATTAATGGTGAAACTGTAGATAAAGACAAACGTAAAACTGCAGAAAGATTCCTAGATGTATGTTTAATGGATATGGAAACATTGAAATTAAGATCTCTTGTTAAGGATGCAAACTTCTATAAGATTATTGCTACTAGAGCTGATGGATTTATCTATCACATGAAGAGTAGTAGCTTATTGGGTAAAAACTCTTCTGATGTTGTAGAACATTTGAAGAATCCTTTAAACGAAGAAACATTGGTGGATATTACAAAAAATGTAGAGAAATACTGGAATAACTAATGAACAATAACCTACTACAAATTAAAGTTAAAGAGAGATTGAATAAACTTTCTTCTCAGGACTATGACAACATTGAGTGTTGGCAGATTGTTGAGGCTTTCAACAAAGCTCAACTTGAATGGGTACGTAGGCAAGTTCATGGTCATAACCAAGGAAAAGAAGGTAGTGAGCAAACAATCATGAACATTGATGATTTGCAAATACTTCTTGTAGAGCAAAATTTAAGTGCTACACAATTTCCTTTGTATTATGAAACAGCTGTTATTCCTGCAAACTACATGTTTTATAAAAGAATATCTGTAAATGCTATAACTGAATGTTGTCCTGAAAGACCATTGATTGTTTACTTAGCACAGGTTGCGGATGTTGATTCTTTGTTATCTGATGATTTTAGATCACCAAGTGCTAAATGGGGTGAAACATTTTCAACAATTCAAAGTAATAAATTCAGAATTTATACAAATGGTGAATTTAATCTTTCAACGCCAAAACTGGTTTACTACAGAAAACCAAGAAATATTTCTTTCTTGGGATGTATTAATCCTTCAACAGGAACAGCTGATGTTGATGTTGAATGTGAATTAAAAGATGATATTGTAGAAATGGTTATTGATGAAGCATGTTCTATTATAGCAGGAGATATTGAATTATTCAACCAATATTCAAGAACAAAACAACAAGCAACAATAAACAATTAATATATGGACTTTGCTGGACAATATAAAACTTTAAAAAGAACAACAACAGGATATCCTGCTGCAACGTCATGTGAAGCTCAAACTGCAGCATGTGTTACTGAATTAATGAACGCCTCTGTTAGCTTTCACAAATTACATTTGAAAGTTACAGGACTTGGTTCATTTTCTGCACATAAAGCATTGAATGAGTTATATGATTCTTTGCCAGGTCATGCTGACGCTGTAGCTGAAGGATTTCAAGGAGCATCAGAAAAATTGCTAAATTATGAAGATTCTGCTCCAAGAATTTTGAATTCTGTAGAAGAAGCGTTATCTTATTTAAGAGAGATGAAAGAGATGGTATCTGGATTACAAACAATAACACCATATAGTGAAGTTGTAAATGACTTAGATAACATTAAAAGTACTATCAACTCTATTAAGTATAAATTGTTATTCTTAAAGTAAAAACAAAACAAAAAAATAAATTCTTTTAACCTTTAAATATTTTAAAAATTATGGCTTACTTTCCACACGCCTTCCAAAAACTCTTAGTAGGAACTGATGGTTTCTCTACTAAAGACGGGCAAAACACATTAGCATTGGTTGCTGGTGAAATTGGTGTTGTATCTGCACAAGATAACATCATCCAAGACTTAACTGTTGCACCTACATATGCTGCGACACCATTAATTTATCTTGCTCAAGGTAGCTTCCACGCTAATGACAAGATTGGTCCTTTCCACGGTGGATACAAAGAGACTGTAAAGTCAAAAGGTATCAACCCTAAGTACGTTAGTGCATTCTACGTAACTGAACCAGCAAATGCTGTAAATCATGTAATCACTGTTGGTGCTGCTGCTCCTTGTGATGTTACATGTAACACAACTTACCGTCTACGTGTAGACGTTAAAGGTTCTGCTGCATTGCGTTTCTTAACTCACAACGCTTACAAAACTGTTGATGCTTTCACAGGATGTTGCGAAGGTGACGTTGCAGGAACTTTAGTTGATTCAGCTATCGTTTATGAGGCATGGGCTGCTGCAATTGCTGCTGATCCAATCATTGGTAAATTCATTGCTGCTTCATTGTTATACACAGACAATTCTGGTGCATCTCCTGTAGTTACTACTACAAAGCCTGCTAACTGGGACACAATTGCTTTGGGTGACAAATGGGTACAATTGAAATTGACTGGTGCTTATGTAGACACTAAATTTGGTAACTGTTCTTTTGATCCTAAAGATCATTTTGAAATTGAGCCTGTTTATATCTATGCATCTGCTGTTGATTCAACTGGTGATCCTTGTTCTGAGTCTTGTTTCTTCGTTGCTGAAGTAACTCAAGCTTACCAAGGAAAAGGTTATGGTG